CCTTTTCCAGTTCCTCAATGTACTCCTTAAACACAGTCCACGCCATTTTACGCTGAGTAATTCGACCAGTAACCGTAATCTCATCTTTGATAGATATATACGGCGCAGTCACATACACGGCGTTACCATCTGTGTTCAGCATCAGTGGGTCTGGCGCAGAATCCGCGAATGTGGTTTTACCGCTAAACGGCGCACCATATAACCACATTGTTCGCTTGGTTGGTGCTTCGGTTTTTCGTCGCTCATTCTTTGGTAGTGTTGCCATATAAAACCTCCTATATAATCATGTAGTCAACTTGACCATCTGACTCACAATATTGCTGGTACTGACACCAGTTACACAGCTTAGTTGGATTTTTAGGGAACTTTTTGACTGTTCTGAGATATTGACAACATTCTTGAAAGTGTGATACGCTATTTTCCTCGTATTCGACTTCCATCAAAAAAATTTGAGTAGCTTCCAAATGTTCCATCAAACGATTACGAAACTCCTGCAAAGTTTCGGGTGGTTTAGCTTTCATTTTTTGACGGATATTGACTTTCTTGATAATTAAGTAATAGAGGTGGTCTATCACATTTCCGGGGTTTGTCAACTCGTAGTAATGCTTATAAATGTGGAGCTGCTTGGAGGTTTTATATCTTTCCTCGTTATTGCAATACTTATAGTCGTACAAGTCCCAATGTTGGACACCATTCTCGTCAACATAGGTAGGGCAAAGCCTGTCTATATACCCAATGAAATCGTCTGTGTTAATCTCGACTTCACACAGACCGTTTGGCAGCAGTTCCAACGCCTTTGGAAGTACAAACTCCAACTTGATAATCTCGTTGATGTTATCGTCTGTGAGAATATTATAATTGGATTTGTAATCATCAACGGCTCGTTCCACGCTTCCAGTTTCCAAACCAAGGTGGAGAGCCGTTCCGAGATACAGCGCATTGTCTGCCTGTTGGTCTGGTAAGGTCTTTAATTTGTCAATGTATCGCAGTTTGTATTGGTAAGGACAGTTTGCAAAACATTCAACTCGACTGTAACTAAACTTCAATTACTCACCGCCTAACAGTTCAACAATACGCTTACCACAGTTTTCGCGAGTGGTGAACTCCCACTCCACACCATAACGCTTGTTCATGGTGTACATCATTTTGGCAAGCTGCTTACCGCTCACAGCTTTCTTCGACCACTTAGATCGAACATTAAACCAACTGAACACATCGGCTAACTGCTTTAACTTTGGGTCTTGAATGAGAATAACCAACTTAATCCCGGCTTCTTTCGCTCTAATGCACTCGGCTTTAAAGCGTTCGTGGTCATGGATTAAGTTGCTTTCAACCTCGTTCATGTCCTTTTTCGTGTCCACACATACTGACTGGTTAGTAGGAAATGTGTAGTCGCCGCAGTAAATCTTGGTTCGCTCAACCTTGTAGCCCAATGCTTCCAGTTGTTTTCGTATGTGAGCGTTTTTCTCTGGTTTTTGACGAGAATCTTCAAACATTATCTTATTCACGGCATCCCTCCAAAAACTCATTTCTCGCGTCACTGGCTTGCTCGACAGTAGAAAAGTAACCAATATAATGATACTTTCCGTGTCTCGTAACTTCCGCTACAAACCCGCCGCGCTTATGTCGTCTAACTCCAACACAACCAGTCTTAGATGGAAGGTGTCGTTTATTCATACTTTGTTCGTGTCGCGTAGCCCACTTACAATTATTAGGGGTGTAATTACCATTATTATCTACCCGTTCAATGGTGAGATTATCTGAATATCCATTGGACAGCGCCCACCTCATAAATGGTATAAACTCTTGCCATTCGTCACAAACACAGATACCTCGCTCGCCATAATGCGAATACCATTTATGATTTGGGTTCAAACATCTTGATTTCATATCTACCCAACACTGATATAATCGAGTGCCACACATTCCGTGTTTTATTTGTCTGCCCATCAGTCACCACCACTTCTTATGTAATGAACGCAAACAATCTTCGCACAAATATTCGTGGGAAGCGTCTTCGTATTCATCCTCATCGTCCAAACACTTACCACATTCATCGCAGTAGTGGGATTTAGGTTGATTCCAAGACGGATAACCAGTTCTCTCTGCCCACACGATATCGGGATGGTCTGGCATCATGTTAGTCACCACCAATCGTGAGTATGTTCTTTGAAGAATTTGTGACCACCAACGGTAATGATATGTACTTGCGTTTCGTGCCACTTGCTCTCGCAACGAGCGGGAGCATAGAACCAAAGAATAGGTTCGTCTATTACCACATTACCATCGTCAAACACGGCACTAACCGCGCTTCTGACTTCCTCAGACGGAGAATCATTCCAACCAGCGTATTTGTACTTAGATCGAACCTCGGAAGGTTGAATACCGTCTCTTAAACAAGCGTTAAGAATACACTGAGCAACTAACCGCTGCCCGTCCCAAGGTTCTCCACCAGCTTCGCCCATTACGATACACTCAACCACCCAACGCTCGTACTCAGACAGTTCAAAGTAAGGCGGTTGTTCTTCCACAATAGGCTCGACATAAATTATAGGAGTTTCCGGGACTTCTGGTTCAATGGGAACTATCTCGCTTTCCTCTTTAGCACACGCGGTTAACATCGTTACCGCCAGCAGACCAATCAATACTTTCTTTCTCATAATCCCTCGCTTCCAAATACTTTTCCAACCGTGTCTCAAAAATCTTATAAGTATACCGATTTTCGGAGGTCTTTACGGCTACACCAAACGGAAATAATCGCTGTTGCAGTGCTAACCGTAATGTCTGTGGATTCATTTGGAGTCTCTTTGCAGCTTCCTCCACAATCATTAGATCACCTCCCCACTATGTAATTTTGGTCGGAGTGGTGGGAATCGAACCCACAGCTTCATGCTCCCAAAGCACGCGTCATACCATTTGACTACACCCCGGTAATAAGGGGAGAGGTTATCTCCCCTTAAATTAGACGCACAAGGTAAACTTGTTGCTGGCAGAACTATCGCATTTTGTGAAAGTAATGCGCTCGATAGCGAGATTAGCTCTCATTTTCTTAAAGTCGGCATCGGACATTTCAGAAAAATCATCGCGGTCAATCTCAAACTTAATGCCCTCACCGAGAACATACATTTGGTTCTTATCATACTTAATGTCCGCGGGAGCAAATTCAAACGAAATGATTCTGCCAAATTTACCATAGGCTCTGAACCAGCGGTCTTCGGTAGAGTATACATCCAGACCAATATGATAACGACCATACACGCTGCCGTCGGTCATAGTGGCTTCCACATCGAAATAAACATCGGAAGTACGAGTGATGTTCAGATCAGACAGAGCTTCTTCCAGTGTATAACCTTGGTTAAGCTCAAAGGCAATTGCACGAAGATAGTCGTAAGTGACATTAACTGTCTTGCCGAATCGCACAATGCGCTCGATGTAGTGGTGATACTCTTCTTTAAGCTTATCCGTCATATACTCGCGAATTTCATCGTCGGAAGGATTGCTAATTGTGAAGTGATAATGGAATCGTCCGGGTCTGTTGAGCAGATAGGAATTAAGTCTATTAGTCTCGTTGCAAGTAATCACGAACAGCTTCTTACCATTATCAATGCCGTCGAACAGAGACAGCAGACTTTCCTGCGGGTCAAAGTCGTCTCGCTCACCAAATGTCTTTTCAAACTCGTCGAAAATAACGACCACCTCTTGGTCAATCGAAGCGAGGAAATCAGCGACTCCGGGGATGCTGTTATTTACCATAATCACAGGTAAACCGCTGTCGATGCTCTTGGTAGCCAGAAGTCTCGCAAACAGAGATTTACCAATGCCCTTCTGACCACTGAGAATGACACCGAAGTTGCGGGTGCTGGCGGCGAAAGAGCGCAAGACCTTGTTCACTCTAACTTCGTGATTACCATAAATCTTGTCTTCGTTCACAGCCAGATCGGGGCGAAGAGTTAAGAAAAATCCAGACATGGGGCTGAATGAGACTTCATAAGACGCAATCGGTAGGCGCTTGTAAGTCTTAACATCTTCACCATAGATTTGATAGCGAGAGCCAGAATTAACAACATTCATCATACTTCTTACTTCACTTTCTTTTATAATTTGGTGTTTGCCAAATGGTTGCGATGGTTGGATTTGAACCAACGATTTCCAGCCCATGAAACTGGCGAGATAGACCACTTCTCTACACCGCAATATGGAGCTTCCATGGTGAATCGAACACCAATCAAGAGATTACAAGGCTCTCGTTTTACCATTAAACTATGGAAGCATTTTGCCGTGGTGACACTAAGCTAATCCTCTCCGATGTTTTACCCACGGCTATTCTAATGTGCTATCACCACATTAGACCTTAGAGGGTTTTCGTATACGAGCCGTGATAGCTGTCGTATACAGCGACTGGTACTCCCTGTGAGACTTGAACCCACGACTCTCGCCTTAAAAGGGCGATACTCTACCAACTGAGTTAAGGGAGTATTTGGAACAAGTTTAAGGATTCACTATAAACCACACATTTGTTTTTGATCGGTGGAACACATTTGCTCTGAAACCACTCTGGTACTCCGTGGTGGACTTGAACCAACCATTAAGCGATTATAAGTCACCCGTTCTTACCTTTGAACTAACGGAGTATAAAGCAGGTCGTTCCATATAACAGTAGCGACTAACTCTACTGCGACAAACGACCCGTAGTCGTGGCTGGGGATGAGAGAATTGAACTCCCACCAACGGAGTCAAAGTCCGTTGCGCTACCATTACACAAATCCCCAATATAAAGCTGGCTCATGCGAGTGCGTCCACTCGTTCTAACCAGTAACCACTTACCTCCACAGGTGGCGGTCATGTGTAAAGGCTAATCCTTTAGAGCATAATTTAATAGAACCTTACTTGGTGCTACTGACGGGAGTTGAACCCGTAATCCTTGCGGCGCAAGATTTTAAGTCTTGTGTGTATACCAGTTCCACCACAGTAGCGTATCTTATGTATCTTGTTCAGACCGTTTTCTGAATCTGTTAGTATAATAGCACTTTCCACGATACTTCTCAAGTGGTATTTTGTACAAATTTTATTGTTTTTTATTATGTTATTTTAGTGAAAATTACTAATAGGCATACCACTCGTATCTCACAGGGATAATATAACACAGAACATCCGTTCGTACAATCGGCAATTCCACCAAATATTTGACGAATTTGTGGTCATTTCCGTTCGTTTCGTTTGCTTTCCGTATCTCTGCGTGATACACTTTACCTATATTAATATAATAAGGAGTGATGATACATGACCGTCAGCCCCGGTGCAAGAATCAAAGAGCTGAGAACATTGGCAGGAATGTCCCAAGAAGAATTAGGAAGGAGGGTTGGAGTTCAGCGAGCAGCTATTAATAAATATGAGAAAGGTACAGTGGAGAATATTCCAATCAAGACTATTGAGAAGATTGCCATTACATTTGATGTTTCACCAACCTATATCGTGGGGTGGAACGGCGACGAGTCCAACCCGCTGTCCGCAGAGGTTAAGATCATCCAAGGTGTTAAGAAGTTCTATGGTTGCGACAGCGTGGAGCTGCTTGCCCAATTCATCGAGCTTACTCCAAAAGGTAGGAAGCGCGTACTCCAATACATCGAGGATATTTATTGGAAATACAAAGACCCAGACAGAGACTTATAATGTTTATATCTTTATATATTCTCTTTAATAGGTCTACGCAATTCTTACTTTGTCAGATATGCGTAGACCCTTATAAATAAATAATATAAAGGCAAACTTTATGAGTCTTGAAGGTATTGCACAAAAAAAGTACCAAAAATACCGTGATTTTTAGTGAATTTGCACAAAAAATGACCTAAAAATAATTTACAAAAAATTTATAATGTCAGAATTGCGTAGAGAGGGGATTTTACCATGAGAAACGCAAACGGCTTCGGTTCAATCCATTGTTTGGACAAAACGGGTAAAAAGAGACGAAAACCATGGGCGGTTAGGATTACCACTGGTTGGGAAGATGGTACTCAGAAGAGAAAATACCTCGGATATTACAAGACCCAAAGTGAAGCGTTAATCGCTTTGGCTGAATATCATAAGGGTGGACTCGATATCGACATGAGTTCCGTAACGCTCAATGAAGTCTACGATAACTGGATAGCGCGGGTTGAAAAGAAAGGCTTGTCCGTTAATACCCTTCGTACCCACCACATGGCTAAAACGAGATTTGGTAGACTTGGCAATATGAAAATTAGAGACATTAAAAAGCACCACTTGCAAACTTGGTTGGACGGTATTGATCTGAAACCAAACTCCAAACAAAAACTTCGCAGTACGCTTCACCAAATCTTCGCGTATGCTCTTGATAACGATATTATAGTGAAAAATTACGCTGATAATTTAGAAATTAACGAGAAAGCTGAAAAAACTGGTTCTGTATTCACATCCGAGGAAATCCAAAAGCTTTGGGAACATAAAGATGATAAGTTTGTCAAGCACCTCTTAATTATGATTTACACTGGTATGCGTATTGGTGAATTACGAGCGGTCAAA